TTACTGATCACTTGGAAGCATATAAATATGTCCTTGAGAACTAAGGCTGTGATTTACAGCTACTGGCGCCCACCAGTCTAAAAAGGCCCCCAAGGGTTATCTTGTGCCCTGTAAAAACTACAAATGCAGGACGTCGTTCGAATCCATTACGAAAACTTGGAAAGAATTGTATAGGGGTGATCGCGTCCCCCAATACCAAATAGAGAGTGGGGCTCTCCGTGTAGGCATAATGGTTTACAACACGCTGTCGATATTGACTGTGACTTCTATAGAAGTACACGAACTTTACCCTTGGCTTCTCTGTCAACGCAGAGTTTTGGGTATCTCATCAGATCACTATTGTCTTTTGAGAGTATGATGTACGATATGGAGCAGTAATAATTGTTTTTACAATTTTAGACTGTACTTCTTAAAGTTACGCCAATCAATGTCATTATGACCGGCCTTTAGATTATTTATTTGATATTGCTAGATATCAGATTAGGTCTTTAGGTGCGTGGCTTGTTTAACTGGGACTAAGGCTTGCGTCCCGACTTTTCGAGCAATGAAACTATAGCACCATGGCGCCTATGTGGGCTAACAACCCCATAGGCTCCAAATAGCATGTAATTACCGATAGCCAAAATACTAGTAGTTTCTTTCCTTCTAAGCAGGATAATCGTCAACGTTTTGACAAAAATCGCGCTTCTGCTCAGAAGGAACTTCAGAAAAACAATAACCGCTCTAAGGGAAAAACTAATCCTGAAGAGCCCACCACAGGGAAGAGAAACAACAATACCCCAGTGTTTGTTCATCAATCTTTAGCAGAGACTGTGGTTCCCGCAGGATTGTGGGATCACATTAAATCTACTGTTATAGAACTGAATGCTGAGGCCAACATGTCTCAAGTTGCTAACTTGGTCGAGAATTTGGGTTTATTACTCTTTTCATTGCCCCGTTGCCGCTCTAACAGCGAAATCGCTGTTCAACTGGGCTTAGGTTTCAAAACGATGTACCATTCATCTGTTGCTGAAGCCATCATTGATCATGCTCCTACCATGGAACATATCAAAAAACTTTTTGGTTACAACATTTTTCATCCTCAAGCGAAGGATGTTGAAGACCAGGGTTGGTTATCATACCTTCCGAATCTCAGGGATAACTGGGACACTGTTCGTAGTGCTCCAATTTTTGAGAAGATCTCCAACCTTATTTCCGTTGCTGCATCAATTGGCTTATGTAGTGTCACAAACCTTTCATGGAATGTGAAGGGCATTGAAATGTTCCGATTGGGAAGTATCAAGAAGCATGCAAATGCTATTGACTTATTCGGTGCGGTGCTTGATACATTCATCACCTTTATTGAAGGTGGCTTTGAGTGTTTTCGTCAGAGATCATTTAGGCCGCTTTTATTCACCAATGACGCCAGTTCGAGATATGATGATCTCTACTTCGCTATTATTGAGGCGCAACAACATGCCATGATTTTCAATTTGGCAGCTAATCCAATTCGATATGAGGGCAAAATGCAAGTCTTAACTGATTTGGATTATTGCGCCATGCTAGAAGAGGGTGTTGAGTTGGCTGAATCTGCATTTAAATCTGCAAAGGGCACGTGGCAAGCATCTGTGTTTGAGAAGCGTCTTGTCACATTGCGTACATTGCGTGCAGATTATAATGCTCGTCGTCTTGATGGAGCTTTGAGATATGCTCCGTTTGCACTTTACATTTATGGACCCTCCGGAGTTGGAAAATCGACACTTGCTGGTTTGGCTATGAGTGATTGTCTTAAGGCTTCTGGAGCTAATCCAGATCCTAAATTTACCGCTGTATTGAAGGAGTCAGATAAATTTGATTCTGCTTTGAAAAGCGACACTCATGGTATATTTTTGGATGATATGGGAAACACTCGATTAGAATTTGTGGAAAGATCACCTTGTGATAGGCTGATCGATATTTGCAATAATGTTGTTACATATGCAAACAAGGCCGATTTACATGAAAAAGGGAAAATTGAAATTCGTCCACATGTTCTTGTCATTACGAGTAATGCTCCCTTGGCTGATCATGCCCGCAAGTGTTCAATCGACCCATTTTCCATTGTCAGGAGAGGTGATATTCATGTCAAAGTGAACGTCAAGCCCGAATTTGCCCTTCCTGATGGCAGATTGGACACCAAGAAGGTGAATAAGGTATTTCCTGGAGATGATTTGGATGCTGATATTTGGGACTTGGTAGTTTCTGTTCCCAATGGGAAAAATTCCAAGCTGTTGTTGGGCCCTATTGATGGATCTATCAATGAG